AAGTTGATTTTGATCAGCGCTTAGATGAAGCGGAGAGCGTTAGAGCAGTACTGACATCACAAATTTCGGTTCTCAAAGAAATAAATAGTGTGTCAGCTTTAGCTGCAAGCAACAGAGAGATGGCAACGATACAAGAGCGGTTGTCTGTTTTAAAATCTGAAGTAGAGCATTTAAAGCATATTCACAATTCAAAACATCCAAGTGTATAGAGGTTTATTATGAGATCAATTACTACAATGACAATGCATAAAAAGAATAGCTCTAATTGGTCAGAAAAGCCTGTTAAAGAGATTTTAAAAGATGACAAGCTTGACCATAAAATAGTTGGTAAAGAGAATAAAGAAAGGTAAGGAAAATGTTGAGTTTATTAGGGTCTTTACTTGGTTTTGGAACCAGTTTTTTACCGAAAGTAATGGACTATTTCCAGGATCGTACAGACAAGGCACACGAATTAAGCGTTATGGAAGTACAGATACGTCAACAAAAAGAGTTGGCAAGCCAAAAATTAGAGATGGTCTCCGTTGAGGCAGATGTAAGAGAAATTGAAGCTCTACAGAAATCAATGCAGCCAACAGGGGTTCCTTTTGTTGATGGTCTCCGTGGATCTGTTCGTCCAGTAATTACATATGCCTTCTTTGCCTTGTTTGTTTTTGTTGAGGTTGCTGCATATTTAAGCCTTACATCATCAGGGATCTCTGGCCTAGATGCAGCTAATGCGGTGTGGGATGAGGATACAAAAGCCTTGTTTGCAGCCGTGATAGCTTTTTGGTTTGGTGGAAGAGCAATAAATAGGGGAAGAAAATGATATGCAATGCAATGAAGAAGGTCTCAGAATTATTAAATACTTTGAAGGCTTTCATTCTAAGCCATATTTGTGCCCAGGAGGGGTCGCAACAATTGGATTCGGGAGCACCAGAGGTAAAAACGGGAAAAGAATCAGACTCAATGCCGCCCATATTACGAAAGAAGAAGGCGAAAAACTCCTCCAAAGGGATGTCAAGTCGTCGGAGAACGCAATCAAAAGGCTCATCAAAGTCGAAATAAATGAGAATGAGCTTAGTGCTCTGTGTTCTTTCGTATATAACTTGGGAAGTGGAAATTTACAGTCGAGCACTTTAAGGAGTAAACTTAATAGGGGTGACTATGAGGGCGCTTCAAGAGAATTTCCAAAATGGAGGAAGGCGGCCGGGAGGGTTTTAAAAGGCCTGGTTATAAGAAGAGAAATGGAACAAATATTGTTTCTCTCGTGAATAAATGCAATGTTTCACGTGAAACATTTTATAGTTGGAGTTAAATATGCCACTTAATCTAGTCCAGTTAAAGCCAGGAGTTGTAAAAGACATCACCCAGTATTCAGCTGGGAAGAATGGCCCATTTTGGGTAGATGGTGACAATGTTCGTTTTCGCAATGGATACCCAACTAAAATTGGTGGTTGGGTAAATGAACCTATTTACAGCCTTACTGCTGCAGGAGCTGCAACTACAACAGCATCATCATTAACTGGTGTCCCTAGAAAAATGAACTTCTGGAGAGCGATAACTGATGGTGAAGATTACTTAACAGTTGGCACTCACAACCACCTTCAAATTATAAAAGGCAGTGCAATATATGATATCACTCCACTTATAACAACAGCTTCTCTGACCAATCCATTTACAACTGTTAGTGGAAGCTCAATTGTGACCGTTGCAGACACATCTCACGGACAACTTAACGGTGACTGGGTGCAATTTTCAGGTGCAAGTGCATTAAATAATGTTGCGGCAAACACTTTTAATCAAAAAGCTGGATATCAAATAACATATGTTAACGCAAATAGTTACAAAATTACTGTTTCAGATACTGCTAATGGTGGGTCTGCTGGTGGAGGCAGTGTCACTGCAAATTATTTAATTGGACTTGAAGAAGGGCTTGGAACTCAGACTGCTGCCCCAGCACTTGGATATGGCTCTGGTGGCTGGGGTGATTCTACGTGGGGAACTCCTAGAACAGTTGCAACAACTGGAGTTATTCTTGAGCAGACCAACTGGTCTCTTAATCTTTGGGGAGAGAACTTAATTGCAACTGTTCGTGGCGGTCAAATTTATTATTGGCAGGTGTCTGACGGAGTTGCAACAAGGGCAACACTGCTTTCTGCAGAGACAGGCGCTTCAGACATTCCAACTCAAAACAGAGTTACATTAGTTTCATTCCCAGATCGTCATCTTGTTTCTGCAGGTGCAACCCCTGTCGGCTCATCAACAATTGATCCAATGTTAATTCGTTGGTCTGATCAAGAAAACTTCCTTGATTGGACTCCTAGAGTTGAAAATACTTCTGGTGATCAAAGGTTAGAAATTGGCACTAAAATAATAGCAATGCTTCCCACAAGAGATGAGATATTTATATCTACTGACGAAGCTGTCTATGGTATGTCATTTATTGGGCCACCACTAACATTCTCCTTTCGTTTGGTTGGTACGAACTGTGGAACTATTGGCATAAATACTATGATAAATGTTGATGGTGATGTCTATTGGATGGGGAAGTCTGACTTCTTCCTTTACAATGGTTCAGTTCAAGAGATCCCATGCCCAGTACAATTTTATGTATTTGAAAGAATGGAGAAAGATTTTTTTGATAAAAACTTCTCTGCACACAACAAAGAATTTAATGAGGTGACTTGGTTTTATGTCAGCGAAGATAATACAGCAACAGACGGCAATCCTGAGCCTGATTCTTATGTGACATATAACTATAGAGATAACTGTTGGTCTATTGGAACAATACCAAGAAACTGTTGGTTTGATTCTTTTGGTTTCCGCAAAGTTCCTTTTGCATTTTCATCTACTGGTCTTTTATATAATCACGAAAGTGGTGATGATGATGCAGGAGCTGCACTTTCTGCTTTCATAACAAGCTCACCAATAGAAATTGATCCAACAGGCAATACTTTAATGCTAATGGACAAGATAATTCCTGATGTGACAATGGCAGGGACGTTAAATTGCACAGTGACCTCTCAAAAATACCCCAATGGCAGTGCAATTACAAAAGGTTCATTTACTATTCAGCAAGATACAGCTAAAATAAGTATGAGGTCTCGTGGTAGGCAGGTAAGTCTAAAGCTAGAAAGCACAGCTATAGGTGATTCTTGGTCACTAGGAGATTTTAGGATAAATTCTAGGCAGGATGGATTGCGATGAGTTTTTTTAGACTTCCACAGTCTCCTAGTGATTGGTCAAAGCGTTGGGCTGACAGGCTTGTCAGCACACTTGAGCTTCTTTTCACTCAAGTTTCTGATTCTGCTCAAAATTCTGCAGAGACAAAAGCTGATGCTCAAGTTTGGTTTTTAGGATAATGGCAAACTTATACAAAAATGCTAAGTTAGATTTAACGACTACAAACGCAACAGTATTGTATACTGCACCTGCTGCAAGGACTGCTATCTTTAAATCAATATTGGTTTCAGAAGACACAGGTAATGCAGACACAATTACTGTAACTTTAACTAATGCAGCAACCGCTGTATTTAGTTTGTTTAAAGTTAAGGCTGTTGCTTCAAATACTACTGTTGAGCTTTTGACAGCTCCATTGGTTTTAGAGACTGGTGAAATATTAAAATTTACTGCAGCAACGGCCAATAGGCTCCATGTTGTTGGTAGTTACTTGGAGGTAAGTTGATGGCTATTGGTGATGTTGGTGCTCTAACTGGTCTTGCATTAAATCCAGAGGAAGAGACAGAAGAAGATGCGCTTTATAAATTTAATGTTTATCAGAACCTTACCAGCCAAGCTCCAGACCTTGGAGGCCGAAAGCTTCAAGATGTGTATGGAACCTCTGCCCTGCCAATGTATGAGTGGGTGAGCAGAATAAAAACTGGTGAGAAGACATTTGACCCAGCAAGCCAGTTTGATAATAATATGCTTGAGCAGTACAAACAAAATTTAGCTCAGACAGGCCAGCAAGAAACAAGCCCAACAATGATGGATCTGGTCAAAGGTGTAGTTCCTGCTGTCGGTGGAATGGTTGGTGATAAACTTGGCCGTGCCTTTGCAGATCCATTATTAGCGCAAGCTGGTAAAGTTACAGTGGGTGATAGTTTTATGGCAGCTGGAAAATCTTTATTGCCAAGTTTTATGAATGAAGAAAAACTTCCATCATCCGTTGCTAGTGATCTTGGTAGAGATCTTATGAGTGATGGCTATTTAGAAAAATTAGGTTCTGATCAAAATTTATTTACTGGCGACACAGCTCTTTTAGAGAATGCTGGGATTAAATATGACCCAGTAACTTATGGAACAGGAACAGACACAGTTCAAGTTGCTGTTGTAGACAACAATAATGCGGCTCGAATAGGAAGTGCCCTTGGTGCAGATAAAATTCTTTCTCCAGATGAAGGTTATCTTGGTCAACTTGGTCAGAATTTAACTTCTAAAGAATCACTTGCAGGGACAGCAGGTAGCTTTGGGTTATCTTTTGGGTTAGACCTTATTATGGGGAAAGACCCAGTCGAGGCTGCAAAGAGCGC